TGGCCCCACGAGGCGTTTGGCGACTGTCTATACAGTCTCGGCCATTCGTCTCTCGCGAGTAGTAAGGTTCCGGCATCCAGAGTCCGGTCTCATCCGCGCAAGCGGCGACCAAAGACTCTACTTGCAACTCGAGTGTTTACAATTTCCACGAAATTGTAAACATTCGATCTGTCGACATTGACCGGAGGTTGATATACATCGTATACCTCCTCCTGGGTCCGTGTCTTCTTAACGTTGACGGGATCCCCCCATTTTGCATAAGCATTAGGGGAGATGTCCGTCTTCCATAAGAAGGTGTCCAGGCTGCCCTCGTCTACGAGGACGGCTGGAGTCACCTTCAAATCGTCATATATAGCGTCAATCACTGCGCGTTCATCGGCATCGATGAATACCCAGTTTTTGATGCTAATCCGCATGATGATCTTCTCCGTAAACTTGTTTTGAGCAAGTCTACAGAGTTTACGATCATCTGTCACTATTATGTTGACCTCTACATTATTGTAGCCTATACGCTGCAATATGTAGGGGTCATCCTCTAAGAGTTGCGTAGGGGGGAGGTCATACTCGTTACCTTCGAGTATGTCATCCACGCTACGCACAAACCATTCGTAGAGCTCCTCCTCGGCTCGGGTTTTAACCGAGTCGGGGCGGAGTCTCTTCGCAAATCGGTTCACATAGTCGAACTCGATGTTCACGGTCCTAGGATCGGAACTTCGCAGCTCGTCTATGTGATGCGTCAGGTAGTAATCAACTTCAAAGGGCCTTCTCAAGGTCCATTGCTGTTTGAAAAACTTACTTTTGAATTTCTCACAAGTCTTGAGAGTGTCTTCCTTGGAATACTCTCTCAAGACTGAGACTTTTGTTCGAAGCATCTCGAACAGGTCGTTATGCACGACCTGCTCGAGTTCTTCGAGTCTTTTCATGAAGAGATAAAGCGCTTCCACTTCTTTAGAAGTGGTCAAGTGCTTACTCTCAACCAGTCGTTCCAGCACTCCAGGGGGGATCTTTTTAGCATCCTCCCTGCGTACTGTAACCAATTGTTTGATGGGGTCGTCGTCGGGTATTGTAAATACCTCGGCGACTGCCTCACCATCGAAGTGACGTTCCCCAGACTTAACAGCTCTTAATTCTGTCAAGTTTGTGGGAATGTCTCCCATGAGCTCCTTAAGGGCGCGAACAGTGATGTTCACGACCTTTTGGGGCATACTCCATATGGCATTTGCCCAGCTTTCTGTGTTCCAGAAGGCCGGCATTTTGCCAACACTGAATATTTCTCGCGGTAAGTACATGGGCCTTTGCTCATATCTTACCCCGAGACATACGTCTTGCATAGCCGAGGCAACGGAGAAGAGGTGACCCTCTTCTCCTTGCTCGGCATATTGCTGATCTTTACCGAGTAGGGTTACTTTTCCTGTAATATCGGAAGAGTAGTCCCCTCGGTCTTTCTTGGTATCTATAACTAAACGCATCTTTGGATGGTCTAGGTATGGAAGGTATCGATTGTCTTTCAGTTTCGACGCTGTTCTTACAGTGTTGAACCGATCGACCGGTATATGGAAGACTTCCTCGCAATAAGTACCCCAGGTACTTGTCACGAAGGTGTCTAGCGGAGACAGGCGGTAGCCGAGTTGTACAGTCGCACGATTGTACTCCTCGAACCACTTGTCGCACATTTCGTCCGTGTCGGCGGCGGCGATGATAACAGTGTCATCACCGTTGCCGGCATGGACTATCTTGACCCCCGGCATTCTGCGATGCGCGTACGCTTCGCAGATTGGGTGGGCTAAAGAAATGTTTGTCTTGGTCAGCGGATCTCCCATGGGAATTCCGTTGACCATTTGACACACGTATTTACCCTTAACGTATAGGTCCTTGCAACCGGGCCATATACAGTTTAGGGTGTCTCGTAGCTCCTTGCTTAGTCGCATCTTGTCTAATAGACGAGATGTGACAGCATGAGCGCTTTTGTGAGGAGGAATATCAGTGGCCTTTTCCCAGTCCACTGACATTATCCTCTTCTTCTTTTCGAATAGGACGTGCCCATCAACGGGGTCGAGGTGATCGACTCTGCTGATGAAGGCCCATCCTAGTCTTC